GACAAGAAGATCAATGCCAGCCTCAACGGCATCAAATCCAATGCGCTTGGGATTTCGGCCGCATTGGTTGGGGCTTTTGGCGGCGCGGCAGCATCGATAGTTGGGGTGGCCAACAATGTCGACAAATTGGCCATGTCGACACAGAATCTGCGTACGTCGCAGGCCGCCGTCTACAACTACGGCAACGCCATAAAGCTGATGGGTGGTGATGCGGCTGACGCCGTTGAAACCCTCAAGCGCTTTGAAGATATCCAGAACAATTTGCGCCTGAAGGGCGATGCCGGTCCGATCAATGATCTGGCCATGGCTGGGATAGACGTGAGCTCTCTTTACGCCACAAACACCGGCGAAGAGTTCATGCGGTCGCTCGCCAGCATGATCCCGAACCTTGATGAAGGTCAGCGCGCCGTGGTGCAGGACTCGCTCGGTCTTTCCGACGCAGTGTTCCGCTCACTGGCCGGCGGCGTTGATGCGCTCGATGCGTCCATGAAAAAGGCCAGCGGCCTGACAGGCTCGGTCGACCAGCTCACCGACAACGCTCGGAAGCTGGCCGAGAACTCCAGCGAGTTCGGTCTGATCATCGATGGCATCAAGAACGAACTGGCAGAGAAGTTTCTGCCAAGCCTGGTCGGCGCAGGCGACGCGGTGAACAACTTTCTGAAGGAGTACCGGCCGGAGATCAGCAAGGCCATCGACTACTCCGCCGAAAACCCTGAAGCCACGGCTGCTCTGGGTGCATCGGCAACCGCGGCGGTGGTTGGCGCAACTGCAGCAAAGCTTGGGCTCAACACTGTCGGTGGCGCCGTAAGCAAGACTGGCACCGCCGGCGTTGCGCTGACCGGATCCGCCATCGGCGCGAACATTGTGAACCGCACCCTTGATGAATACGTCCCAGGGTATTCGGACGCATCGAGGAAGTTTGACGAGATCCTGAAAAACATGACTGGTCTCGAAAGGATCCAGGGGCCGATGGAGCTGATTTTCGGCGGATCGCCGGGGTCTACGAGCTCGCAACCGGTAGAACAGGCTGGCGGCGATCATCAAGAGCCCGACACTTCCACCAGCAGCGATCACGGATACACAGGACTGCCGATCCCCGCCGAAGACCGCGGACGAAATCTCGATGAAATTATGGGCGGGAGGACAGCTGCCGACACAGTCCCGCCGCCGACTGAATCAACCGCAGAAGATGACCGTCAAGCGAATGCTGAGGCTTTTGCGGGTGCCCTCAGCAAAGCCCCGATCAAAGTCCAGAACCAGCTCGGCATCACCGTTCAACTGGATGGCCAGGCGTTGGAGACCAAGATTACACAGGTCAATGAGCGCCAGAATTACGAAACCTTGGGCGACCTGAGGACCACAACGGAGCGATAGCCGTGAGCATCATGAACATCTTCACGCGCCAGGCCCCAACGATCGCCGGCTATTCGTTCGATGCAGTGCTGGAAGACACCTTGGATGTTTCGGTTACGATCACTTCGTTTCCAATCGAGTCAGGGGTTCGGATATCGGATCATCGGATCCTGAACCCATTCAAGTGGACGATGACCGGAGCGATCAGCAACAACCCGGTCAAGGTTCAGTTGACCGACTTCCTCGGTGGCGCGCTGTCGAACCTTACCAGCAATCCTATCGTTTCGACGGTGGCCGGCCTTTCTGCCGGGTTCTTGGCCGGTAGCGATGAGACCAGGGCCAGCACCACGCTGGACTTCCTGATCTGGCTGATGCAGTCGGCCGACCCATTCGACATTGACGCCGGCGACATCCTGCTCAAGAACATGGCCATCACTCGCCTATCGCGGACGAAAGAGCCGCGCAACGAGGGCGGCCTGGAGTTCGTTGTCGAGCTTCAGGAAGTCATCGAGCTCGACCGGATCGTTCAGGACGCGGAGTGCTCGATTCCACAGCTGCGCGATGGTGACCCCTCGCAGAGCGCGCTTTCTCGCGCAATCAAACGTGGTCAGGCGATCGCGAAAGAAGCCAATGATGCCGTCTCCAGCGCGGTCAACGACATCCTCGACGGAGTGGTCTGATGTACGTGATCCCTTTGCGGTCTGGCGCAGCCAATGCCCACCAGCGGTTTTCCGTGCAGCTTGGCGACAATCTGATCGACTTCGAAGTCGATTTCATTTCCTACCTCGACGCGCCGGCCTGGTCCATGAACCTTCTGCGTGACGGAACCAGGATTGTGTCGGGAGCGATGCTTGAACCCGGGAGTGACGTGATCGAATCGTACCGAACGGGTATCGGTCAGATGGTTTTTACCGGATCGGATGTGACGCTGGGGAATCTCGGCGTCGATAACAACCTGGTATGGGTTCCCCCATTGGTGGACACATGAGAGAGCGAGTCTGGTCAATTGACGTGAATGGCCAGCCGTACATTGGGCTTCAATCCGGGCGCCGCCAGTTCAGAATTCAATTCAACATCGATATAGCGCCGGGAGACGTGATCTCTTTCGCGGACATCCGGCTTTACAACTTGAACAAAGGTTCCAGCATCGCGCAGCGATCGAGCATCGTCCTGCGTGCTGGGTACGACGATAACGTCGACGCAATATTCACTGGCTATGTGACCAACGTTCTGCGCGAGCGCGAGCCGGGCCAGCCGGAAATCATCACCAGGCTGATCTGTCGGTCTGGTCAGCCAGCGACTGATCGGGCCTCGGCACAACTGTCCTTTGGGGTTGGTACTCGCGTAGATGAGGTGCTTCGGGCTCTGGCTCGGGCATGGCCTCTGCCGATCGATATCGATAACGCGCAGTTCGCCGACGCACCTACGCTGACCTCGGGTCTCGTGGTTGACGGCGACATTCCATCGGCCATGACAGAGCTGGCCTACGCCTACAAATTCGAATGGATGCAGGACCGCGGACGCATCGTCGTTACAAAGACGAACATGCCGCGCTCGGTGAGCGCAGTTCGGGTTGATCAGTTCAGCGGCATGATCGGCATTCCAGAAGTTTCTCGCGGGCCAGACGGCCTCGGGGTATTTGTTGCTGTGCAGCTCAATCCATCCCTGCGCATCAACGGGAAGATCGATGTGGCGAGCGAATTCGCCACCTTCAATACCGGAAACCTTTTCGTCTCGGAGTTGAGCGGTGACGCAAGCGCAAACGGCGAATACAACATTTTCGCGATGAAACACTCTGGAGATTCGTACAGCGATCTTTGGAAGACCGAAATTGACGGCCTGCGCGCGGGTACTACGCCGGCGATCGCTGACATTGCAACCCCAGAAAATGGAAAGTTGATCTGGGGAGCGCGCGTCGATCAGGCATTCCGCGTCAAGGTGCGAGAAATCGGCAAGAGCCTTTCCATTGATCCGAATTGGCTGATGGCGGTCATGGGGTTCGAGACGGGTTACACGTTCAGCCCTGCCGCGAGAAACCCAGGAAGCACCGCCACCGGCCTTATCCAATTCATCGAATCAACCGCGAGAAGCCTGGGCACATCCACGGCGCAGCTGGCGCGCATGACTGCGACTCGCCAGCTTGAGTACGTGGAAAGCTATTACCGGCCGTATTCCGGGAGGATTCGCAATCTTGGCGATGCATACCTGGCTGTCTTGTGGCCAGCAGCAGTTGGCCGCCCAGACTCTTTCGTCATGTGGGAGCGCGACTCAGGCCCATATCAGCGCGAATACGCTGACAACTCCGGACTTGATGTGAATCGCGACGGAAAAATCACACGTGGGGACGCTGTCGCTTCCGTCAATACGTCCTACATGCGCGGTCAGCAGTTCGTGCGATGAAGAAATAACCCGAGCCCGCCTTTTGCGGGTCATTCAGTCCGAGGTAGGCATGATCGAATCAGAAGGCCGCGCAAAGCAGGCAAAGCTGATACGCGACGCATTTCGGGAGGTCATGAAGGGTGTCAGCACCTCAATCCCCGGGCACGTCTTGACGTTCGATCCGATCAACCAGCTTGCGCAAATACAGGTTGGCGTGTCCAGGGTAGACATCAACGGCGCCGAGTTTACCGTTCCTCCGATCATTCAGGTCCCGGTCTACTTCCCGGGCGGCGATTACTGCGTTGAGTACCAGATCGATCCGGGCTGTGAGGGCGACATTCTCTTCTCCCAGCGCTGCATTGATGGATGGGTGCAGAGCGGCGGGGTGGCCGCCAACCCAATCGGCCGATTCCACAGCATGCAGGACGCCATGTTTTTGCCAGGATTTCGGTCGCAGCCCAACGTGCTGCCTGATTTTCAGAATAACGGCGTGCGCATGCGCAACCGCAGCGGCACGCAGTTTGTCTGGCTGAAAAACGACAACAGCATCTCGATGGACAACGGCGTTGCCCGTTTCAACGTTTTGGCCGACGGGACAACCCTGATGCAGAACGGTTCCGGCAGCTTCCAACTACAGGCCGACGGGACGTTCCTGATCAACGGCTTGAAGATCACGCCTGATGGAAACGTCATCACTGCGGCCGGTGTAAACCTCAACACGCATCGCCACGGCGGCGTAACCCCGGGATCCGGGACAAGCGGAGTTCCAGTTCCATGACAGTACGCAGACTGGACGAGGATACGGGCGACATCGTGACGCGCGGGCAGCAGTTCATCACCGGTCAGTCCGAGATTGCGCAGACCGTGCTGACGCGCCTTCGCCTGTTCCTGGGCGAGTACTTCCGCGACATCACCGACGGCACACCATGGTACGAGCAGATCCTGGGGAAATTCACCAGCCTCTCGACTGCTGAGGCGGCGCTCAGGGCGCGAATCGCCAACACGCCCGGTGTGGTCCGGCTCACCAGCTTCTCTGCCGACTTCGACATCAACACGCGCCGCTACAGCGTAACCGCTGGAATCCTTACCGAGTTCGGCCTGGAAGAGGTAACACTGAATGGCTAGCCTTACGCCGACCGGCTACGTGCTGCAAACGCAAAACGACTGGTTCGCCCAAGAGCGCCAGTTTTATGTTGATATCGACCCGCTGTGGAACCTTGACCCATCGACGCCAGACGGCCTGAAGATGGCGCACGACTCCGAGATTTTCTACGCGCTCGACGAGACGCTGCAACAGGCCTACAACTCGAAGGACCCGAACAAAGCCAAGGGCAATGATCTGGACATTGTCTGCTCCCTTACCGGAACGAAACGGTCGAGCGGATCTCCATCCAGCGTGCAACTGACTATCACCGCGACACCAGGCACGTCAATCCAGGCTGGCAACCGTTTTGAATCGGTCACCACCGGCAGCCGCTGGACGACTGACCAGGCGGTGACCGCTGACTCGCTGGGGACGGCGACCGTAAATGCTACGTGCACAGTAGTAGGGCCGACCCAAGCTGATGCGGACACTATCACTCGCATCGTTGACGTGGTGGCCGGCTTGGCTAGCGCCACAAACTCAGCTCCGGCAACGCCTGGAACTGACGCTCAGCGCGACGAGCAATTGCGCGTGACGCGCGCTACGGCAGTAGGGCGACCAGGCAACAATCAAATCGACTCCATGGAGGGCGAGCTGTTCAGTGTCGCCGGCGTGCGCCGGGTGAAGATCTACGAGAACGATACCGGAAGCTCTGCGGTTTCTGCTGATAACCCTCACGGCCTTCCGGCGAACTCGATCGCTCCGGTCATCGATGGCGGTACGGATACAGACGTGGCTATGGCTATCTATTTGAAAAAGAACCCGGGAGCTCGCCTGTATCAGGCCGGTACGCCATTCCAGGTAGAAGTCACGTCGCCGAAGTACCCGACGAACAAAAAACTGATCCGAGCCAGCCGGCCAATCTACGTCGACATGTTCCCAGTTGTCCACGTGGTGAATGATGGGACTCTCCCAGCCAATGCGGCGCAACTCATCAAGGAGGCGATGATGGAGTACGCCGACGGCGACCTGATCCCGGCCGATGTCGGGTTCAAGATCGATGGTTTCGACATCGGCGAGATCGTGCCCTTCAGCACTATCTTCACTCCCGTAAACAAGGTCATTGGCACTTACGGGGACAGCTACGTTGACCTTCCATCCTCAAGCCTTAACGGCAGTCAGGCGAACGTGAACATCGCCTACAACCAGATGTCGCGGTGGACAGAAAGCAATATCACCGTGGTGATCACGTAATGAATATTCCTGACCGGATCTACGCACAGTACAACAACAAGCCGAAGGCCATTGAGTGGTATGCGATCGCCAGAAAGCTTGGTGGAAGCATTGAGGCTGCCTCCGAGGCGGTTCGCAAGAGCTACGACATCGATTCGGAGGAAGGCGAGCAACTGAACGTTATCGGCCGAATCGTTGTTGTGTCGCGCAGTTTCGTCGGAGCCATCCCGATGAACCCGGGCCTGTTCGATTTGACCGACGGCTCCGAGTTCGGCGACGACGATGCCATGTTCAGCTCGCTGACGATAGACCAGGACGATCAGCTATCAGACGACCTTTATCGCCTTGTCATCAAGGCCAAGATCGTGAAAAACAACGGTGATGCCACCATCGAGAACATCCTCGACGGGATGAATTTCCTGCTTCCGCACGCGGAAATTTTGCGCGTAACCGATGGCGAAGACATGTCCTTCAGCATCGAATTCTATGGGCAGATTAGCAATCTCGAAAGGTTTGCGTTGCTGAACGCCGGACTCGTTCCAAAGCCTCAAGCGGTGAGATTCAACGGGTTCCTTGAGGGGTTCGAAATGGTCGAGTTCGGCGATATGGATGCTGAATTTGGTGATGAAGACGCAGAATTTGTAGGCTTTATATAGGGGTGTAAAATGTCGTTAAAGCTCAATGAGCGTTACCCAGGGCGTTTCAATAACCCTACCGCAGGATATCCGCAAGGATCGTTCAAAAACCGCACAACTCCGACCGCCAAGGATGGCTCGTATCTCGAGAAGGACTGGGCGAACGACAAGGAAGGGTTTTTCCAATCGCTATTATCCGCTGCAGGAATTACGGCCAATGGGGCTGTTGATGCCGTGGGCTCATCGCAATATTACGACGCATTGCAAGCGCTGCTTGCAAAATCCTCAGGGCGACTATTGCGCACAACTTCTTACAGAAATAACGCCGGTACATTGCAGTCATCTGTAGATGGTTCAGCGTTTTCAAACGCCAGTTCAACCTTTACAAAACATCCTCTTGCAGCTTGGGCAGAAGCAGAAGTCCAGGGCTCTGGCGGTGGCGGCGGTAGCGCAAACTCAACGGCAGCAGGACAGGTGGCTGCCGGGAGTGGTGGCGGTGGCGGCGGCTATGCTCGCAAGAGATTCTCCATTGCTGACCTTAACGGCCAGTCGATCACTGTCGGCGCCGGCGGCACTGCGAATGGCGCAGGCAACTCCTCATCCATCGGAATTCTTGTTGCGGCATCGGGTGGCGGGGCCGGAATCAACGGTGCAAACGTTACGCCAGACGGCAGAATCTACGAAGGGCGCCCGGGAGGCGTCGGTACCGGTGGCGATTTGAACTCCCAAGGAGGATTCGGGTTCTATTCGATTTTGGCAGCCGTTGCGGTAAGCGGTAAAGGTGGCTCATCCCTTTTCGGGGATGGTGCTTCGCCCGCCACTGGCGTGGCCACAACAGGAACCGTCGGCAATGCCGCACTGAGTTACGGATCAGGCGGATCTGGAGCTGCAAACGGGGCGTCGGTCCCCGCGCCAAGAGCTGGAGGGGCAGGCGCTAGCGGTATCGTCATAATCCGGGAGTACGCATAATGTTCAAGAATTACGCAAGAATCGACGAAAATAACACTTATGTTGAGTTCTACCCTGGGCGCGCGTATGACTCAGAACCAGTTGATTGGCAACCAGGCGATCCCAGCCGGGTAGGCCTTGAAATGCCTATCGTCGAATGGCAGCCACCATGGATTGTTGCGGCGCTGGTAGACGTAACAGACATGGACCCACAGCCGCAATATGGCTGGATTTACGATCCAGCCACTGGGTTGTTTTCGGAGCCGCCACCTCCATACGTTGACCCTCGACCTCCGATAATCGAAGAGCTTGAGAATATCGATCAAGAAAGTCTTCGGCATATCAGGTCGTTAATAGTTAACGACCCAACAATCGGAGCCGGCACAGTAGAAAGGTCTGAGCTTGAGTTGTTAGAGGCGCGTGCTATTGTTTTGAGCGCCGAACTCGAAGCGCTGCCTGATTTGAAAATCGCATAATTAATAATTGATTTCTTTACATAAGCGCCTAGCGGAATATGAATTTTTCGATAGGCGCTCGATTTATTTATTTCGCGGGGTGCTCTGCAATACTTATTTTTGTTTTTGATTTAAACGCAATTCTGAGAAATTTCTGAGCTGGTTTTTCAATGACGAGATGCAGTCCGACTGACAGCGCAATAACTATTACAAGAAAAGTGAAGTGGCCAGCTATAGGGCTCAAAGAATCTTGGTTTAAAGGGTAAAGCTTTTTCACTAAAAGATGTATTAGGTACAGAGCGAAAGACGCTTCGCCAAGTAGAACCACCTTCGGCCTTGAAAGAAATGCAGCAATTTTAGATTTGGTTGATACTGCCAGTCCAAAAATTATCAGCGTGAACGGAATTGCATATGCAGCATCCCAGCTGAAAGACGATATGAGATTTTTGCTGTACCCCATAAGAATTATGGATGCTGCGATTGAAGCATAAATAATAATCGACCAATTCATTGAGCTTCGTTCTGTCTCTTTCCAGAATCGCATGTAGTAAATTGCGGAGCAAATACCTAAAGAGAAATCCATTAACCTGGTGGCCGGCATTCTGTAAAGCCAGCGATGGGCTGAGTTCGGATCTTTCAAAGGGAGAGCTCCCTTACCAGAAAGCCAAAAATAAATTGCAGAAAAAAAGATTGAGGCTGTTATCGCTGCTATCGCTATAAATAGTTTTTTGCGTGATTTGGTTATTCCTAGGTAAGTCATTGCTGGTATTATGAAAGGAAATGCAAGGTAGAGAAAAGCCTCCACACTTACGCTCCATCCAGTAGCGTTGAAGCCCATTGCATACAAGACGTCAGAATACCAAGCTTGAGCAACTAAAAAATGCGGGAGGATTGACAAGTCTGATGGCGCCGACATCCATGCATAAATTAGACAAAAGGCATACAGCGGGTAAATTCGTGAAAATCGTGCAAAATAGAAGGGGAGAATAGAACTCGAAGGCGATTTTTCAAATTGATTCAGATAGTTGTAGGCAATTATAAAGCCGGAAAGAATAAAGAATAACGTTACTCCAGCGTAGCCCGATTGCTGGAAAGTCAAGAAAGCACCGGTTGATCCCGGAATTGCGTAATGTGAACTGAAAACCATTAATGCAGCGAAAAACCTTACGCCTGTTAGTGCAGGTATCGCGCCGGTTCTATCCATCGAAAATGACATTGTGCCTCCTATAAATTGGGCGCGATTCTACAGCATCGGCGAAAACATTCGTAAATTGATAAAACCGCAAAACGTTTTTTCCGGAGAAAATCATGGCCATATCCCAGCAGCAGTTGCTGAAAATCCTCCCGAACGCCGGCGCCAAAGCCGGCGTTTTTGTACCTGCCCTGAACACGGCAATGCAGCATTATCAAATCGTCGGAAGCAAACGGGTTGCTGCGTTCATCGCCCAGACCGGCCACGAGTCTGGCCAACTGAGGTGGGTTCGCGAGATCTGGGGCCCGACCGATGCCCAGCGTGGCTACGAAGGTCGCAAAGATCTGGGCAATACGCAGCCAGGTGACGGCTCCAAGTACCGTGGTCGCGGCCTGATCCAGATCACCGGCCGGGCGAACTACGCCGCGTGCGGCGAGGCGATGGGCCTTGACCTGATCAGCCACCCCGAGCTGCTGGAACTGCCGCAGAACGCCGCGATGTCGGCAGCCTGGTGGTGGGCCACACACGGCCTGAACACGCTGGCCGATGCTGGCGATAACGCGAACATCGGCAGCATCATCAACACCGGCCGGCGTGGGCGCACTCCGAATGGTGCTCCTGAACGCCAGGCTTTCTACGAGAAGGCTTTGCAGGTGCTGGCATGAGCATCTGGCTGAGGATTCTTCCTTATATAGCTGCTGTGCTGCTGGTCCTTGGTGCGCTGTTCGGCGCCTATCACCATGGCGTGACGGTCACAGACTCAACCTGGCAGGAAAAATGGTCAGCACGCGACACGCGTGACGAGGCTGCCCGCGCGGAAAGCGAGTCTGCTGCCCGGGTGCTTGAGCAGTCCTACCAACATTCAATCGACAAGGCGGTTCAAGATGGTCAACGCACGATCGATCAGCTCACTGCTGACGCTGTCACTGCTCGCGCCTCTGCTGACAGCCTGCGCGGGGCGGCCGACAAGCTTGCCGCTCGACTCGCAACCAGTCAGGCCGGCGGCAATTCCTGCACTGCCGCCGCAAGCGCAGCAGCCTCCCGTGCCGTCATGGTGCTTGCCGACGTGTTCAAGCGCGCTGACCAGCGAGCGGGCGAACTGGCAGAGTTTGCTGATCAAAGCCACGCCCGAGGAGTGACTTGCGAGCAGGCGTATGGCGGTCTGATCAGGTATCCATCCGTCGCCGGACATTGATGGCGATGCTCATGATTGACGATACTGTTTATTTATCCAGTATCGAGCGAAGCGATGTATTTCCTGATCACAAAAATGAGGGAGCGTGGCGTGGCCCGCTCGTGGCCAGAGATTCGGCGGGACGCCGGCATTCGGGCCGACATCAACATCTGCAATGAAATGTGCCAGTTACTCAACCGAGATAGCGAGATCGCCAGGCTGAGGCCGCAGAGCATGCCGCTGGATCCGGTACCACTCCCTCCTTTGTTGGATGCCAGGCTTTCAGGGATGGCGACCAACGCTTTCACGTTGAGTGGTCTTGAAGAAGTCGACGGCGTGCTGTACGCGCAGTCCTGGTATTGCAGGGAAAGGTGATTGTGTTCGGTCGGCAGAACGCCGGGGAGGGAAACGCTAGGGGTCGAGGGAAATCCGAGTGGGAAAGTCACTCACTGTAAAACACGGTTGAGCGTCGTTGCAGCGAGCGCCCGTGCTGGAGCAGCGTATTTACTGGTTCATGTCCCCATCCGCTTGCATGGGGTGCTAGGGGTCGAGTGTTCGAATCACTCCGTCCCGACCATATAATTCAAAGGGTTGCGAGATTTTATCTCGCGACCCTTTTTTATTTTTCCGCGTTTTTACCCCCACAAAACGGTCAGCGCTGAGTGGATTTTTCGCATGTGTTACCAATATCGAATTTTGCTCTAGGAGCTTTTAGCAGGCGGCTCGCTTCGGTTTACGTAGCGGCCATTCGATGATGAGACGAGAAATCAGTAACGACAAAGGGACATTGCGGCTCTCACTAGAAGAGCTTTCATCCTGCTATC